ACAAGTGCTGGAGTTCCCTGTTTGGCGGCTACAATTCTGACGAACTGCGGGAGATTGCAGCTAGAAATGACGCCTGGGACAAAGCCCAGGTGTCCATTTATAGGCGGAAATGCGGCCTGTCCGACACGGTAATTTCAAACATGATGGCAAAAACCACCTACATGACCGGTACCGAGGCGGTGGAAAAGGGCTTTGCAGACAGGGTCCTGGAGGACGCTGAGCCGCTGGACATTGCCGCCAGCGCCGATGGGCGGAGCCTGTTCGTGCGTGGCCGCCCCTTCCACCTGACGCCGGGGATGTTCGCCCCGGACAATATCCCAACGGTCACATCTGGGGCAGAGACCCCGGTTGAGGCAAATAAAAATAGGCCGGCGCAGACCGGCGATGAAGGAGGAAAGACCATGGCAAAAAATCTGGAAGAGCTCCGGACTGAGAACCCGGAGCTGGCGGAGGCCCTGATGGCCGAAGCAACAGCCGCTGTGTCCGCATCCGGCGCACCGGCCACACCCGCGGCGCCCCCTGCCGCGCCACCAGCTGCTCCCGCGGCGCAGGACCCCGATCCGGTCAAGGCGGAGCGGCAGCGCATTCAGGAAATTGACGCGCTGGCGGGCTTGTATGACGCGGAGACCATCCAGGCGGCGAAGTACGGCGAGAACGCCTGCACCGCTCAGGAGATGGCCTATCGCGCCGCCCTGAAAGCGGCCCAGCAGGGCAAGCAGCATCTGGACAATCTGGAGTCTGACTACAAGGCATCCGGCGCCCAGAGCGTACCGGCGGCCAGCGATCCCGGCCAGCCGCCGCCCAAAAGTGAGCAGACCCCGGAGCAGCGCATGACCGCCGCACGGACAGAGGTCAAGGCTCTCTTCGGAAAGGAGGAGAAGTAATCCATGAAGGAACTGCACAGAAAGCTCGGCGAGATGGAGTACGATGGCCTGATTACCGGCCTTAACCCGCCGGCCCGCGTAACCGGCGGCACCATCACCAAACTGTCCGCCGCCGCAGAGCTGAAACGCGGCACACTGCTGGGGAAGGACTCCGGCGGACAGCTGTCCGTTTATGACGGCAGCACCACCCCGGAGGGCATCCTCTGTGATGACACCGAAGTCGGCACGGAGGAGGATGTCCCCGTGGTGGTCTATGCCGCTGGCTGCTTTGACCCGGAGAAAGTGACGGTCGCCGAGGGCTACACGCTGACCCAGGACGACAAGGACAAGCTGCGGACCTACAGCATTATCTTCAAGGCCGCAACCCCGGCCCCGTAAGGAGGAATCACAGTATGGCTGTTTTGAATTTTTTTGATACCTATATCCTGGCCGCCATCATGGAGGAATACGTCCCCAACACGTTTTTCTTCCGTGACCGCTATTTCCCCACCAGCGAGAACGATGTGTTCGCGTCCGATAAGGTGCTGACTGAGTACCGCAAGGGCGACCGGCGCATGGCGGCCTTAGTTTCGGACCGCGTCGGCGACATCCCTATGGGCCGCATCGGCTACGAGGTCCACGAGCTTGAGCCGGCGTACATCGGTGTGTCCCGCTATCTGACGCTGGACGATCTGAAGAAGCGTGGCTTCGGTGAGGCCCTTTACTCCGTTTCCACCCCTGCCCAGCGAGCTGCCCGGCTCATTCGGGACGATATGGGCGACATGGATCTGTGCATCCGCCGCCGGGAGGAGTGGATGGCTGTGCAAACGTTGATCTACAACGCCTGCACTATGCAGACCTTCGTGGACAATGTGACCAAGGGCGAGGAGCTCCATGTCCAGTTCTATGAGGGAACTGCCAGCGACCACCTGTACACGGTGGCAAAGCCTTGGGACAATTTCGCGGAGATGCGCGCGGATGTAATCACTATGTGCCGGATGCTCTCCTACCGGGGCCTCCCGGTGACCGATCTGCTCCTGGGCACTGACACAGCAGACGCCATTTTGGAGTTCAAGGACCTGCGGGAACTGCTGGACAAGAACAGCAACATTGCTGTTGGTTCCATCCGGGAGCAGCTCACCGCATATGTTGGCGTGGTGCTGCTGGGGACCATCAACTTCGGCGGCTTCCAGCTGAATCTGATTTCTGTGGACGAGAGCTACATGGATGACGACGGCACTACCAAGCCCTACTTCCCGAAGACCAGCGCCGCAGTGACGGCCCCCGGATGCGGCCACTTTATGTATGGGCAGATCACTCAGATCGACTACGGCGGCACGGTACCCGTAACGCACCCCGGCATCCGGGTACCGAAGTTCACCATCGACCAGGACAAGGACATTCGGAAGCTCCGCCTGGCGTCCCGTCCCCTGGCCGCGCCCAAGAACTACTGCCCGTGCATCTATGCGGAAGGAGTGGTGAAGTAGGATGGCAATCATCAAGATTTTGCAGGGCGCCTACGGTTCCAGGGATGGAAAAGGGCGTGTACATCCCATCTTCAAGGGAGAGCGGGTTGAGGTTTCGGATCAGGAGGCGCTGCGTCTGGTAAAGCTGGGCGTTGCGGAGATTGTTGGCCCGGCGTCTCCCGCTGTCGCGCCCCAGACGGCCCCCGACCCGGAGCGGATGCCCCAGGATACCGCCGGGGAGGAAACGCCCTCTGGAGCCACGACAGCCCCCACAGGCGAGCCGTCCGACAGCATGAGCGTAGCTGCCCTGGAACGCATGACGAAAGCGGACCTGGAGCAGATGGCCCAGGACATGGGCGTGGACATCTCCAGCGCGAAGAACAACCGGGAGCGCGCCGAGCTGATCGCCGCCGCCGAGGCGGAGGAGGCCGGCGATGGTGCTCCGGAGCTGGAGGCTGAGGATATCGTCCGATGAGCGGCTTCAAGGATATGGTGAACCGGGATATCCACAAAGTATTCCTGAATGTGGATGAGTTTGCCGAGCGGCGCACCGTCAAATACGATGGTGAGACCTATGACGGTCTGGAGCACGAGGGGATTCCTGTTGTGCTGATCGGCCCGGTTGACAAGGAGCGGGAGCAGCTGAAGGACGATCATGTCCAGGGCTTGCATCTGGTGACCCATACGCTCTACTGTGCGCTGGAGGATCTGGGCGGCAAACTCCCGAAGCAGGGGAAGAGCATCCAGATCAATACCCGCGAGGGCGGGAAATTCTTCAGAAAATACTACATTGCAGCGTCCGCACTTGAAGTCGGAATGCTGCACGTGGAACTGGAGGAGATGGACGATTGAGCTTCGGTGAGAATGATATCAGCCGGGAGGCCCGTGTACATATTGGCGATGGCCAGTATGAAAGCCCGTCCAGCGGTTCCTATGGCATCCAGGTCACAGCAGCCGGGCAGGAGGCGCTGGAGCGGGCGGAAAGAATGCTGGAAGGTATCCCCAACGGCATTCAGAAGGCGCTCAACAGCGCCATTAACCGGGCCACGGTCCACCTGCGGTCCGTCAGCACGAAGAAGGTCCGGGAACGGTACGCTATCTCGGCAGCCAATGTCCGCGCAGAAGAAAATGTATCTGTGGCGTACACCTATCAGAACGGTGTGCAGGCATATATCCATTTTTCCGGGAAGAGAATCCCGCTCTTCCGATTCGACGGCGCACGACCAGCCCAGCCCACCTACGATGAGAGCCGTTTGGTCCCGGTGATGCTCGGCCTCTACGCCAACGATGAAGGAAAATGGCGGCTCGTGCATCCTGGCGCCTCCGCATACGGGCATGTGCTGAAAAGCACCTCCCCGCGCCAGTTCCAATTCGCCTTTGTCGCCAAAATGGGCAACGGCCACACTGGGATTTTCGAGCGGACCGGCGGCATGACCAGCCGCAGCAAGGATGAACTTGAAGAGCTCTATGGTCCCTCCGTGCCGCAGATGCTGGGGAATCAGGAGGTTGCGGAGAAACTGACGGACGAGGCCATGAAATCCTTTGAAAAGAATCTGGATCAGTATGTGTACGCCCTGCTGAATGGCTATATAGGCGTGAGGTGACAGGATGACAGCCGTAAATTTGTTAGAGAGCATCAAGACGTTCACAATAGAGTCTACAAAGGATCTCATTATGCCGGTGAAGCCATCAGAGGAGGTAGAAGAGCCGGAGCCACGGGCGGTTGGCGTCTACATTGGACACCTGCCGGAATTCAGTTCCGTCAAGCGCAAGGCGCCATGCATTCTGCATCAGATCGTCACCCGAAAGGATATACAGCATCCGGGAGAGCCTTTCCCGGACACTGCCGCTGTGGTGCGGTCAGCCTTCTGCGTCTACAACGAAGATGAAGAAGAGGGCGGTTTGATGCTGCTTGGCTTGATGGAGCGGCTGCGGATCGCACTGCTGAAAAAAGTAGTGCTGAACAAGCAGTTTAAGCTGGATCTGCAAGCAGGTCTGGAGTCTCTCGTCTATGATTCTACCGGCAGCAAGCCCACACATCCGTACTACTTAGGAGAGATGGTTTCCGTTTGGCGATTCTTCCACACAATTGAAAGAGAGGTCAACTATGGTAAAAAAGGATACAGCAACATTAGAGAATCCGGCCCAGGACCCGGCTGTGACCGGCTTGGCCCAGGAGCAGCCCACGGCCAGTACGGCATCGGCCTCGGAACCGGCGGCTCAGAAGAATGACGTGAAGGCTGGAGGCCCGCCCTCCGGCTTTTATATTTACATCGGCCCGACAATTCCCGGTCTGATTCAGGCCAACACCATCTATCGCGGCAGTCGGGAACACGCTCTGACTGATGCGAAAGAGGCTATTGAGAAGTACCCGCTAATCAAGACGCTGATTGTCCCCGGCGATTATCTGCCGGTGGCGCGGCTGAGGATCAAGACCACAGGCAATGCCCTGCACGCCAACTATGTGAAGTTGGTCGAACAGGTAAAGGACGTAAGAAGAAGGGAGGCCGCGGCAAATGGCTAATCTCGGCATCCATGTGCTGGAACAGGCTACAGCGGTCAGTATCCCCGTTGTGGCCGATTCCGGCCTGCCGTATGTGACCGGGGTGGCCCCCATCCATATGGCAACCAAGCCTGGCAAGGTCAACACACCCATCCTCTGCACCAGCTGGGATGAGGCGGTGGCAAAGCTGGGCTTTTCCTATGACTGGAAAAAATATCCCATCTGCGAGTTCATCTATTCGCACTTCCAGTTGTTCGGCTGCCAGCCGGTGATCTTCTGCAACGTCATGGACCCTGACAAGATGAAAGCTGATGTCGAGGCCAAGGAATACACTGTGGAGGATCACATGGTCCGCCTGCCGCTGGCCGCGATGAGCGACACAGTCAAGGTCACCATGAAAACAGCCAACAGCGCCAACGAAGGCAGCGAAGGCGGTGATACCAGCGCCGGCAGCGGCACCAGTGGAGAAGCTACGCTCGAAGTGGACGAGGATTACAGCGTCTACTACGACTACAAGACGGATTCCTGCGTTGTGGAACTGCTGGAGACCGGCGCGTCCTATGATGTTGAGGCGATTTCCATTTCCTACACAGAGGTCAAGCCTGAAAAGGTTGCTCTGGTGGATATCGTGGAAGGTGTCACCCACGTTGATGACTGTATGACCGCTGTTGGGAAGATCCCCGATACCCTCTGCACCCCGGCATGGTCCCACAATACGGTCGTTGCGGCGATTATGGCGACAAAGTCGGCTGGCATTATGGGCCTGTTCCACGGCAAATGCCTGATCGATGCCGATTGCAGCAAGACAGGTGTCCGCGACTACTCGGAGCTGGCCGGGTATAAGAACAAAAACAATTTCGTGGACGAGAACCAGATCGTGTGCTGGCCCCAGGTCAAGCTGGGCGATTATCAGTTCCATCTGTCCACGCAGCTGGCTGGCCTGATGGCGAAGGTGGACACGCTGAACGCTGGCTGTCCCTATGAGAGTCCCAGTAATAAGGCTCTGAAAATGGATACCTGCTGCCTGGAGGACGGCACGGAGGTCAATCTCAACTGGCCCCAGGTCAACATTGTGGCCGGCGACTATGGCGTGGTCACGGCGGTCAATTTCCTGGTCGGCGGCTGGGTGGCCAAGGGCAACTATGTGGGATGCTACCCCGCGAATACCGACGTCAAGGATTATTTCATCCCGGTTTCCCGGATGTTCGACTGGGTGGGCAACACCCTCATCCGGACCTTCTGGTCCAAGCTGGATAAGCCCATGACCCGGCGGCTGGTTGACAGCATCCTGGACACCTGCAACCTCTGGCTGGCAGGGCTGGTCAGTGCGGAACGCCTGCTTGGGGCGCGGGCGGAGATGCTCGCGGAGGAAAACCCGCTGCTGGATCTCATGGCGGGGATCCTGCGGATCCATATCTACATCACGCCGCCCAGCCCGGCGCAGGAGATCGACTTCACGCTGGAATATGACCCGGACTATGTGCAGGCCGCACTATCCGAATAAGGAGGGACGGTAAATGAGTCAGCAGGCAGCAGCCTATATCAATCTGGAAGTCTATGAGGACAGCGTGAACCTGTTGGGGGTTGCCAAGGTACAGCTGCCCACCATCGCCTATCCGACCGTGTCCATCAGCGGCGCGGGGATGATGGGCAACATGAACGTGCCCCTGATCGGCATGGTGGACGCCATGAGCGCGACCATCAACTTCCTGACCGTGACGCAGGCCGCCGCGAGCCTTGCGGCCCCGAGACAGCATCTGCTCGACCTGCGGGTAGCGGAGGAGTTCTGGGAGGTCGAGAAGGCGGAATCGGGCATGTGGGCGGAGAAGTACGTCATGCTGGTGCAGACCAAGAGCATCGCGCCAGGGACTGTCGCGCCTATGTCGGCCGCGGATGTGTCCGGGGAGTTTGAGGTCTATTACTATGCCGCATACCGCAAGGGAAAGCGGCTGTGGGAGATCGACAAGCGCAACATGCGGTGCATCATCGGGGACGTTGACTATATGGCAGATGTGCGCCGGGCACTGGGCAAGGCATAAAAAACAGCCTCCCTGGAAAGGGAGGCTGTAAAGGGGTTATTGGACGCCGAGACGTTCTTTCAGGGCTTCCTGAAGGACCTGCGAGAAGTTGACGCCCGCCTGCTCCGCCCGGGCGTTCAACCAGCTCGGGATGGAGAGGGTTTTCTTGACAGCGCGGGAATCGTTCTTGCGGCGGTATTCATCCGTATCACCATACACATAGTTTACAAATTCAGGGGCTGTTACTACAGGTGGCTGTGTGGGAGCCGGGATGGGTTCGTGGTGATCCTCGGTGTACCAGAGCCACATAGAAACCGCGTCCTCCGCCATAAAAATAGCGTCGGCAAGATTCTTCCCTTCGGTGATACAGCCGGGCAGGTCGGGCACTGTTACCGTGATCGAGCCATCGTCTTCATTGGGGTGAAAGATTGCGGGGTATACATATTTCGCCATTGTACCTTCTCCTTTCAGTCAGGGCTGGAAACGGACGGGATCATCTGATCCCTGCCCGCTCCAGAATCCCCCTCGCTGTATATTCGTTAATTTCGCTGTGCCGGGGGATCGGGATGCTGATTCCGGGCTTCATGGGGTGTCTTGCCATGTCGTGGTTTCCACCGTGTATGATGATCCAGCCCGCTTTCTTCAATGCCTTGTCGATGTCTTTGCGTTTCATCTATCCCTTACCTCCTTGATTCTATTATACTACGTAAAATTACGTATGTCAATAGAAAGATACATAAAAATACGTAAAATTTGAAAGGAGATATTTCAATGAGTACAGAAACCAAACCGAAGTTTCAGGACGCGATCGCCAGCGTACAAAAGGCGGTGGACCAGGCGGCGAGGGTGTCCAAAATCGCACAGGAGATGAAGGATGCCGGGATTAACTTCAAGACCTATAAGCACCCTCTTACAAAGCCGCTCAGTTATGAGGGGACGACCTTCGAGGTGCTCGAGTTTGACTGGACCATCCTCACCGGCCAGGACAGCCTTGCCATCGAGACCGAGCTGGCGAAAAAGCAGAAAACGCTGGTCAACGCGCTCTGGTCGGAGGATTATCTGGCGGGGATGGCTGTACGGGCGTGCACCTGGCGCGGGCAGGTTGGCCAGCGGATCAGTACCGGCATGCTGGAGGCGCTGCCCATTGCGGACTTTCTGAAAATTTGCAGGCAGGCACGTTTTTTCTTAATCGCGTCGGGGGTGTCCTGAACCTCCGGCGGGAATGCCTGGTACTGGCGCAGAACAACCACACAGATGTTTTCAGGTGGCTGGACTGCCCCCTGTGGGAGCTGGGGAAGTGGATTGAGGCGAATAACGCTGTAATAGCAGAGCGGAGGGAAACCGGCTGATGGCAGGCAGAAAGCTTAACGAGATTGATTTTATCCTGAATGCCCAGATGAACAGCGGCTTTCACGGCACGTTCACCAAGGCGCAGGCCGAGTTTGCAAAGCTGGGCGGCGAGATTGCGGAGCTGCACAAGGCCCAGTCCGATGTTACGGCGTACCAGAAGCAGCAGGGTGCAATCTCCGCAACCGAGGACAAGCTGGCCAACCTGAAAAAGCAGCACGCGCTGCTGCAAGCCGAGATCGACGAAACCACCGGTTCCACCGCATCCCTCAGCCGGGAAAAGCTCAAGCTGGAACAGCGGATTAAAAATGCTGAGGACGCCCTGACCCGGCAGAAACAGAAGCTGGGCGCGACTGCCGAAGCGCTCAAAGGCGCGGAGATCAGTACAGATGATCTGGGGGAAGCGCAGATCAGGCTGTCCGCCCAGCTTGCGGAGCTGACCGCCCGACAGCAGGACGCCGCCCAAGGCGCGCTGACTTTCGGGGAAAAGACCACCCAGTCGTTTGAGGCGGTACAGAGCGCCATTGCGGCCGCCGGAATCGCCGCCGCGCTGCATGAGATCGGCGGCGCATATCTGGACTGCATCACCATTGCCGGAGATTTTCAGGCGTCGATGTCCACAGTGGAAGCGCTCTCCGGGGCGACCGCCGATGAGATGGAAGCCCTGACCGCCAAGGCAAAAGAGATGGGTGCGGCTACGAAATTCGCCGCACAGGAAGCATCCGAAGCCATGCAGTATATGAGTATGGCCGGATGGGACGCCGCATCCATGACAGCCGGCCTTAATGGGGTCATGCAGCTGGCGGCGGCTTCGGGGGAAGAGCTCGGGACGGTGTCCGATATTGTGACCGACGCCCTGACCGCCTTCGGGATGACCGCGCAGGATACCAACCGCTTCGTGGATATTTTGGCTGCGGCTGCCACCAAATCCAACACCAACGTCTCGATGCTGGGGGAATCGTTCAAGTACGCGGCCCCCTTGTGTGGGACGTTGGGGTATTCGGCGCAGGACGCGGCGGTGGCGCTGGGCCTCATGGCCAACAGCGGCATCAAGAGCAGTCAGGCGGGCACCACCCTGAAAACAGCGCTGGCCAACCTGTCCGCTCCAACCAAAAAGCAGGCCGGGGAGATGGAGCGGCTTGGCATCTCGATGACCAACGCGGACGGGACCATGAAGTCGTTGGCACAGCTGACCGACAGCCTGCGCTCCTCCTTCTCGGAACTGAGTGAGGCGGAGCAGACAGCGGCGGCAAGCACCATCTTTGGCAAGGAGGCTATGTCCGGGATGCTGGCGATCATCAACGCCAGCCAGGCGGACGTGGACAGCCTGACCCAGAGCATCTACGGCAGCGCCGGGGCCGCGCAGCGGATGGCTGAAATCAAGCTGGACAACATGAATGGACAGCTGGTCCTGATGAAGTCCGCATGGGACGCGCTGAAAACCTCGGTCGGGGAGCAGTTCACCCCGGCTATGCGAGATCTGTACAAGGTTGGGACCGACGTATTCACCGGGGTAGACCAGTTTGTGCAGGATTCTCCGGGCGTGGTGGGCGCGGTTACCGGCGTGGTCGGTTCGGTCGCTGCCCTGACCGCTGGGATAACCGCCTATACGGCAGTCACCAAGGTGGCGAAAGCGCTCGATCTTGCGGCGATGTTCACCGGCCCCGCAGGTATTATCCTCGGGGTAGGCGCTGCGGTCGGCGCTCTGGGCGGGGCGATCTACGGGATGTACCAGCGGGCGCATGAAGGCGTACCGGAGGTAGAGGAACTGACCCGGGCGGCGAGCGACCTGGGTGAGGCGGCACAGCAGGCGGGCCTTTCGATCGGGCTGGTTGCCACCGAAACACAGGCGGGCATCGACACCGCCAATCTGTATATTTCCCGGCTGAAGGAGATCGAAGCCGCGACGGGCGGCAATGTGGCCGGAAATGAGGATTACCGAAACACGCTGACCCTGCTGACACAGGTCATGCCCGAGCTGGCCGGCCAGATCGACCTGACCACCAACTCGATCGAGGGCGGCACCGCCGCACTGGAAGCGTCGATTGCGGCCATGCAGAAAAACGCGGAGGAGCAGGCCCGGACGGATAAGCTGACCGACCTGCTGTCCAAGCAGGCGGCGGCAGAGCAGGAGCTGGCCAAAAACAAGCTGGACCGGACTGCGGCGGAAATCCGGCTCGCGGAGATCGAGAAACAGCGGGAACCGCTGGAAGAGCGGCTGAAGGAGCTTTCGTGGGAAGCGAGCCGCAACGGGACAGACCTGACAGCGGAATATTATGAGCAGGCGGAACGCCTGAAAGAGCTGAAGCTCGAACAGAAACAGACCCAAAATACCCTGAAAAATCTGAATACCGCGATTGAGCAGGGGGAGACCGCAGCGCTGTCCGCACAGGATGCGCTCCGGGATTACAACGCGGTTCTGGCCGAGCAGGCCGGAGTGTCGCAGGAGGCGGCAGGCCAGATCAACCTCCTGACCGGCGTGATCGACAACACGGTCAGCCATGTGCAGCTGCTGGTGGACGCCTATAACGAATCCTATGCTGCGGCGCTGGAATCGGTAGAGGGACAGTATGCGGTCTGGGACAAAGCCGCCGCTGTATCCGCGACCAGCGCGGCCAACATGGCCTCCAACATCGAGGGACAGCGGCAATATTGGGAGGATTATGCGGCCAACATGGACCTGCTCCTGGACAAGACTTCGGAGATTGAAGGGCTGGGAGCGATGCTGGCCAGCTTTGCGGACGGGAGCGCCGACAGTGTCAACGCGATTGCGGGGCTGGCAGATGCGGTCAATGCGGGCGATACCGATACATTGGTGGAAATGGCGGAGCAGTGGCAGGCGCTTCAGGATGCACAGTCGGAAGCCGCGCAGAGTATCGCGGACCTGCAAACCGGGTTCAGCAGTGAGATGGACGCGATCCAGAATCGTCTGGCGGAGCATATCGCGGCTATGGATCTGGGGGACGAAGCCCTCAAAAGTGGGCAGGCGACTATTCAGGGGTATCTGGACGCGGCGGAAGGGATGCTGCCGCAGGTGCGGGAAGCGTACGGGCGGCTGGGTTCCGCGGCCGCTGCCGCGCTTTCCGGCGGTAGGGGTGGTGTGTCAGTTGCTCCGCAAAATGCCTACGCATCCGGCACCCAGAGTGCCGAACCTGGCTTTGCGCTGGTCGGCGAGGAGGGGCCGGAGCTGGTCTGGTTCAACGGTGGGGAAAAGGTCATGGATGCGGGACAGACCGCGTCCATGCGGGCACAGCCCGCCCTCTCCGCACTGGTTGCGCCGGTTGGCGGCGCAGACAACTCTCCGGTGAGTATCCAGGTTTCCTTCAACATTCAGGGGAACGCGACGCCCGAAACGGTGGCGTCATTACAGGAATTCGGGGACGATTTCGCACAGCGGGTACAGGATGTCGTGTCGGGAATGCTGGCGGATCGGGAAAGGCGGCGGATGGCATGAAATACTATGTGACAACACAAGGGGATATGTGGGACAGCATCGCGCAGGACCAGATGGGCAGCACCGATCATACCGGGCTGCTGATGCGCGCCAACATGAGGTATGCCCTGCTGGGGCTTTACCTCTTTCCGGCGGGAGCAAGGCTTGTAATTCCGGATATCCCGCAGCGGGCAAGCGGCGGACTTCCGCCTTGGAAACAGAAAAAATGAACCCGCCCCGGGTTTACGGGGCGGGTTGTCAGGAGAACTGCTGGATGAGGGCGTCCTGTAGGACTTTGGAACAGTTGATCCCCTTCCGCTCAGCCATAGCGGCCATCCATGCGGGGATGGATACATTCTTTCGCACCGCGCGGGTGTCGGTCTTTGCCCGGTAGGCAATCGTATCAACGCTGACCAGCGTCAGAATATCGTCCTGGCCGTGGGAAACCCCAGGCTGCGGAGTAGCCGATGGGATGGGAAGGTTCTGATCCTCCCACACCACCAGACATCCGCTCAAAGCATCGGTGATCTGGCTGACCGCGTCCTCAATGTCCCGGCCGGTGGTGATGCAGCCGGGAATGTCGGGTACGCAGGCATAGTACTTGCCCTCTCCGGGCGTAATGACCGCAGTATAGGTGTAATGCATCATATGCCTCCTTATTGGCTCGGAAAAGGGGGGGGGGCAATTATTTCCCTTTCGCTTTACCCGCTATATTTTGTCGGTCTTTGATTCCTTGAGGATGTATCTCATGTCGTCCTCGTCAAAATCGTGCCGCTTCACAGGGATTGTAAGCCTGGTTTCGGGATGGAAGTAGATATCGTGATTTCCTCCATGCCGGGCGAGGAGAAACCCATGTGCTTCCAGAAGCCGGATCGTTTCTTTTCGTGGGTTCATAGTTTCCCTCCTGACAATTATATTATACACAATATTACACATTTTGTCAAGATTAAAATACATAATTTTACACAATAAAAAGAAAGGGAGGAAGCAATGAGCAATCGGAATATGGCCCGCCGGACGGTGGCGGAGATTGCCTTTGACGGGGTGGACATCACCAGGTCTATCCGACCGTATCTGCTGTCGGTCTCCTATACCGACAACGAGGAGGACGAGACCGATGATCTTCAGATTGCCCTACAGGATCGGGGACGGATCTGGACCGAACAGTGGCTGATGGACGCGATCGAGGCGGCAGCGGCGGAAAAGCTCTCAATCGAAGCGGTGCTTCTGCGGGAGAACCAGCACAGCAACGGCAAGGACGTCCTGCTTCCGTTCGGGACGTTCGAACTGGATTCGGTGGACGCGTCCGGCCCACCGAACCAGATCACCATCAAGGCGACCTCGCTGCCCTTCCAGGCCGCAATCCGCCAGACAAAAAAGTCAAAGGCGTGGGAAGGGTACACACTGTCCGGAATTGCCAATGAGATGGCCGCAAACAGCGGGATGATCTGTATGTACGAATCGTCCGTCAATCCGTATTATGCCCGGGTGGAGCAGATCAGGACAAGCGACATTGCCCTTCTGCGCAGGCTCTGCCATGAAGCGGGCATCTCCCTCAAGGCAACCAACAAGATTCTCGTGCTCTTCGATCAGGCGGAATATGAAGCCAAGGACGAGATTCTGACCATCCGGCGCGGGGACGGGTCCTATACCCGGTATCAGATCGGGACGGGTACGGCGGACACGCAGTATGCATCCTGCCGGGTGCGGTACGAGAATCCCGCAAAGGGCCAGTGCATCACCGGCATTGCCACTGACGACAAGGTCAAAAATGGGCAGCAGCTGGAGGTTGCCGCGCGGGTGGCCAGCCCGGGGGAGGCGAAAATGCTGGCGGAAAAGATGCTGCGTCTGCACAACAAGTTCGCCAAGACCGCCAGTTTCACGATGGTCGGCAATCCCGCGCTGGTGGCAGGCGTCACGGTGCGGCTTCGGGGGTTCGGCGGCTGGGACTGCAAATATATCATCAGCCAGGCGGTACATACGGTGGACGGGTCAGGCTATACGACCAGAGTCCGGCTGCGGAGCGTATTGGAGGGATACTGATGGATGAGACAAACGTCCTGCAAAATCTGGTGCGGGTGGGCACCGTCACAGCGGTGGATCCGGGCAACCGCACTGCCCGGGTGCTGTTTGAGAGCAGCGACGAGATGTGCTCCGACTGGCTGGCGGTGCTCGACTCCCATCCGCATATCCCGGCTTATGATCCTGCACCCCAGCAGACCGAAATTGCGGGGCCAGCCGGTGCAGGAGCGGCGGAATTTGAAGCGCATGTGCATCCTGTCGTCGTTCTGCCGTGGCTGCCGAACGTGGGGGACAGGGTGGTCACGCTGTTCCTGCCGGTCGAGAACGCGCATGGCTTCGTATTGGGGGCGTATCAGCCATGGCAATGATCGGATGTCTGGGGGACATCGCTTTTACCGTGTCCTCCTCAGTGGTGCGCACGCTGGACAACTTCCAGTGGTCGGGGTCTGCCCGGTATGCGGCCCACCAGCGGCATCTGGGCCGGGGGCTGCTGGAGTTTACCGGCATGGACCCGGACAAAATCTCCTTCGACATGACTTTGTCTACCCAGCTGGGCGCGTCCCCCTCCCGGGAAATCTCCAAAATCGCCAAGTACGAGAGCAAGGGTCGGACCCTGCCGCTGACCATCGGCAGCAAGGCGTATGGGACCTACCGTTGGGTGATTACCGGCCACAGCGTCAAAGCAAAAACATTCGACCGGCGCGGGAACCTGTCGGTGGTTGTAGTATCCGTCAATTTACAGGAATATGCGAGGCGGTGAAAAGATGAGTTATCTTGTGAGCGCGACCGATCTCCGGAGTATCCGGTTTCAGGAGCGGGACGCGCTGTCCTCGATCCTGCAAAATATCGCGGTGCTGTTGTCCACTCCCAGAGGGTCGGTGCCGCTCTACCGGAAATTCGGGATTGCGGCCAGCATCCTGGACCGCCCGATCCCGGTGGCAAAAGTCATGATGATTTCGGACATCCGGGAAGCGGTCGAGGAGTGGGAACCCCGGGTTACCGTCCTGAATGTGGAGTTTGTGGAGGACCCGTCCGACCCGGGGAAACTGATCCCAACAGTGGAGGTGGAGATTAACGATGAGCAGGAATCCGGAATATGAGTTTGTATCAATGGATGCGCAGGAAATCCTCTCGCGGGCAATCGCGGCATATGAGACGCTGACCGGCATGACCGTCCAACCGGCCAGCCCTGAGATGCTCTTTTTGAGATGGCATACAGCAATAATCCTACAGGAACGGGCGCTCAACAACTACACCGGAAATCAGAACATCCCGAGCCGGGCGGAGGGGGAAAACCTTGATGCGCTGGGGGAGCTGTTCCTGGAGCACGAACGGCCGGGCGCAAAATCTGCCCGGTGCCGGGTACGGTTTGAGATCTCCCAGGGCCAGCCGTTCCCGGTTCTGATTTCCAAGGGGACGCGGGTGTCAGATGCAGGCGGGGTACTGGTCTGGGAGACCGAGGAGGATGCCCTGATTCCGGTCGGGAAAACGTCCGTGGACGTTGAGGTGGTCTGCCAGACGCCGGGGACGATAGGAAACGGGTACCTCCCCGGGCAGATCGACACGATTGTGGATTTGTACAGCTACTGCACCGTCTGCCGCAATGTTACCGAATCGGAGGGCGGGGCCGACGCCGCGACCGACGAGGAATACTACAACCTGCTGCGGCTGAGCCAGGACGGATGGAGCACCGCGGGCAGTA